AAGGTGGTATGGCTCCTCAGAAGTATGATATTGAGCAACAAAAGCTAGACGTACAACAACAAGCCATGAAAGAAGCTCAACAAGAGTTGGGTGGAGCTAAACCTGCAGGAATGCAAGCTGGAGCACAACCTTTAGCTGGAATGGCTAAGAGTATGTTCCCTCCAGGTGTTGAGTTACAGACTCCAGATGGTATTCCTACCTCTTCAGGATTGTTTCAACAACAGATGACAAACTCCCAACAAGATTTAACTGCTTCTCAAAAGATGATGAAAGAAGCTACTGTTGCTAAAGCAATGGGTGATACCAAGAATTATGCTAATTTAGTATCTGAAGCTCGTCGTTTACAGACTACAGCCACCATTAACATGGGTAATGCCAAGAAAGAGTATCAAAAGTCTATTGATGATGGTCTAGAGTCTTTATATGGCGCAAATAGCCAGACTGAATACAATCAAAGACTACAAGATGCTTTAACTCGCACAGGTATGCCAATGCCAAAAGGAATTCCTGAAACATGGAGCCCAGATGTTCGTGCAACATTACTTTCTAAGATGTCTCCTGAGGCTCGTACTAAAGTTGAAAAAGAAGACCGTGCTGAAAAGAAAGCAGTTTCTGATGAAAAACATCGTCAACTTCAAGACCAAAGATTAGAAGCATTACTTCGCAATGGTCAAGGCGGTGGTAAAGAATCTCCTCAAGCTACTCGTGTTATTCAAGCCTTTACACAAACTGCAGATGCTTTAACTAACGTTGCAAACTTGCCAATTACAACTGGCCCAATGTTTCAACAGAAGCAATTTGGCAGTTTATACACAGCCCCACTATCAGCATTAAATCAAAGGCTATCAGACGAAACTGCACAGATGTTACAGACTCGTATGACTGGTGTTGCTCGTGGATTGGCGGCATTAGAATCTGGCGGTGCAGCAACTGGTTTAGTAGGGTTGACTGAAAGTATTGCTCAAGGTACTTTTATTCCTGCTGGTGCTAAATTAGAAGTAGCCTTAGATAAGATGGGTGAGATGCGTCGTATTGTTGAATCATCTGCTAAAGCTCAATTAAATGACCCTAGATTATCTCCAGAGCGTAAACAATTAATTAGTGATGGATTGGAAGACGTTAAAAAAGCCATTCCATTTACTCAAAAGGATATTGATAAAGCAAGAGCAGAAGCTAAAAAGAGTCCTAATATGAGCTTTACAGAATTCACTACTAAATATCCAGTTGGTCAAGGCCCTATTGATGCTAAGAAAACTAAAGTTGGTGAATCCCCAGTAGTAACTACCCAAGAACAATATGATGCCTTGGCACCTGGTGCTACTTATATTGAAGATGGAAAAACGTTTAGGAAACCATAATGAGCAAATTCGGTGGTATTCCTGTCGAAGATGCTCCAGTAGCAACTGGCTCTAAGTTTGGCGGTGTTACTGTAACAGATATTCCTGCAGAAGCTCCTGTCAAAGAGGACAAGTTTGCTGGAATGATGGACTTTCAAAAAGACCAATCTAAAAAGATGCAAGAGTTCACTAAAGAACTTACTACTCGTGACCCATCTCAAGCTGGCAAAATGTCTGGTCAAGATATACTTGAAAAGATTAAATCAAGTGCTGGTATGGGTGCCGCTATTGGTGGTGGAGTAGGTCTCATTGGAGGCCCTGCTACTGCTCTAGGTGGTGCTGCAATGGGTGGACTTGCTGGTGCTGCAGGTGGTGGACTAAGCGCATTAGCCCAACAATTAGGTTATGGCGAGAAGACTCAACAATTAGCCGATATGATTGGTGCTGGTGCCGTTCCTGCACAAGCTGGTATTAAAATGATTGCTGATAACAAACTTGCTAAACAGGCTGGTGGTTTGGTTAGCGATTTAGCTAAATCAATGATTCCTAAGTACGGTACATTACGTAAGATTGCTTCATTCCTTCCTGAAGCTAAGATTTCAGGTGGTGCTGCTGAAGCCGCATTAGGTGAGAAAGCAGTTACTGCAGGGGCTACTACCCAAGCTCGTGATGCGTTTAAGGCTGAATTACAAGCTACTCATGGAGAAGGTGCTAACGTTAATAGCCTATACGAAAAAGCTAAAACTTCTTATGACAACGCTCTTGTTGGTAAAACTAGAGAAGAATTAGGTCAAGAGTTTGCTAAGATTGTTAAAGACCTTCCAGAGGCTTCTCGTGCATCTTCCGTAAGTAAAATTGAAAAGTTCTTTATTGACGAGAATAAAAACTTATTAAGTGGTAATGATGTCATCAACAATATTAAGTCTGACGCATTTAAAGCGTTAAGCAAACAAGAACAAGATGCAGTCCGCAGAGTTATTAATGACTTTATTCCAGGTAAAGCAGAACAAGTGGCTCGTAATGCTGCAGAAAAAGAGTTTGTTGCTATTGCTAAAGATACATTACCAGAGTTGTTTAAAAGCAACAATTACAACATTATTAATAGACAAATGGGTAATTTTGCTAAAGATGAAGTTGGACAAAAGGTATTTAAACAAGAATTAGCTTATTACCTTAAAGGTCGTCCCGTAGAGCAAGCTAAGACACTTTGGTCTAATATTGCTCCTAATGTTAAAAATCTTATTATTAAAGACCCAGAACAATTTAAAAAGATTAGTGATGTGATTAACAACGCTAAAACTGGTAAAGATGTATCTCGTGCAGCAAGTTTATTAATGAAGGCTGGCTATATTTTAGCCGTATCTGAAGACAATCAATGAACATATTATTATTAGACCCTGCTGGTGCATTAGTTGACTTTGGTATTCGTTGTATTGCAGAAGGACACGAAGTTAAACAATGGATTAAGCCCCACGGTCAGGAACGTTCTAAAATTGGTAAAGGGCTTATTGACCAAGTGCAGAACTGGCAGATTCATGCCAAACAAGCAGACCTCATCGTATTATCGGATAACGCTTTTCAAATGCGGGAACTAGAAAAGTTCCATGAAGAGGGTTACCCAATTATCGGTACTAATATGCTTGGTGCCAAGATGGAACTAGACCGTGATTATGGTCAAGACATTATGAAGAAGGCAGGACTTGCAGTTATCCCTTCATTTGAATTTAAGGACTACAACAGTGCTATCGACTTTGTTAAAGCTAATCCCAAACGATACGTCTCTAAACCCAGTGGTGATGCAGACAAGGCTCTATCTTATGTATCTAAATCTGCAGCAGATATGGTCTTCATGCTTCAACGATGGAAAGAAACAGGAAAAAGAAGAGACTTCATCCTCCAAGAGTTCGTCCCGGGTATCGAGTTCGGAGTAGGTGCTTGGATAGGCCCTAATGGTTTTGGTAAGAACATCCTAGAAGGATTTGAGCATAAAAAGCTCATGTCAGGTAACTATGGCTGTAACACAGGTGAACAGGGAACTGTTATCAAATATGTTACTAAATCTAATATCTTTGATGAAACCTTAAAACGCTTTGAAGACTACTTATGCTTTATTGGACATACTGGCTATGTAGATTTAGCTTTTATTGTGGATGAAAAAGGTGAACCTCGCCCCCTAGAATGGACAATGCGTAAAGGATGGCCTTTATTTAACATTCAACAAGCCCTTCACAAGGGTTCTGTCGTAGATTGGATGGTTGACTTATTAAATGGCAAAGATACTCTCAAAGTTAGTTACGACACTGCTACTGGTATCGTTATCCCTATTGGGGATTACCCTAGGTCTAAGACTACGGGGCGTGACCATACAGGATTTCCTATCTATGGTTTACCCGATGAATTAACTACCGACTACGCCTTATGTGAGGTAATGGTTGGGAATGCCCCTCAGAACGACGAGAACGGTGTTACAGAGCGTCCGTGCCTAGTGACGGCAGGTGATTATGTCCTAGTGGCAAACGGGGTAGGAAAGACCGTTAAACAAGCCTGTGAACGTGCCTATAAGAACGTTAAGAAAATTGATATTCCTGACTGTATTAACGTAAGAGATGATATTGGTGAAGGTATGGAGCATCAAATTCCTGCACTGCAACAATATGGCTATGCTGAGAATTGGAAGTATGAAGAGGATTCAGAGGAAGAATAATGGCTGTCAATCCATTTACCAACCTTCCTCCACCACCTCCTACTAACCAAGGTGTAGATACCCGTCAGTTTAGGGATTGGTTTTACCAAGTCTTCTATAAGACTAACGGAAACATTAATGGTCTTGGGACTTTATCTACACAAAACTCGGATAATGTATCTATTACTGGCGGTAGCATTGCCAATACAAATCTATCAAATATTAAGACTCCAGGACTTACTGGATATTTGTACGGTCACAACACGGGAGCAGTTACAGCTTCTACTACAATTCCTTATTCAGCAATTACAGGGACACCAACTGGATTGTCTGTAACAATTACTACAGCAAAATTAACACTTACTGGAACTAATGGTTCCATGACATTTACTAACGGAATCTTAACCTTTCAAACCCAAGCAACCTAATTATGTCCAATACACAATTTCCCCTAACAGACGAACAACTTGAAGAACTCGTAGAAAGAGTAACTGAAAAGGTGATTAAGAACTTTTATACCTCTGTAGGCGAATCTGTCGTCAAAAGGGTGATTAAGCTAATTGGTATGGGTGCTGTAGCACTTTTACTATGGGCTGCAGGTACAGGACATATCCCTTTTAAATGAAAAAACCAATGCACCGTTCCAAAACAATGTGGTTTTCTTTCGCATTGGTAGTGTTCGGGGCATTATTTGATAACTTTTCTAGTATCCAAGGAGTAATCAGTGACCGTTACTATGGCTTTAGCTATATTATTATTGGTATATTGGTTGCTATCCTAAGATTCTTAACCACCAAGCCGTTAGACGAAAGATAATGTTTCCACTAAATGTTACAACTTACATCAAAGCTGGATTGGTTGTTATGGTACTTTGTGGGTGCGTGTATCTTGGCTATGGCTATGAACATTCACGATTTGTTGCATATCAGGAGCGTGTTGAAGCAGCAGGAAAAGCGCAGGAAGCAGAGAATTCTTCAAAAGATAAACAAGCGGCACTCATCACCTCTGGAGTAAAGAATGAATATGAAGCTAAGTTGGCTAATCTTAGGAACTTTTATGGTAGTGGGT